GCTCCAACGGGCGACTAGCGTGGCCGCGAACCCTTGGAGCGTTTCAGGTTTGGGTTGATGAGTTCCATCAGCGTGTCAAAAATCTGGTTGCGTACCCAGAGCGGCACGAACTCAATCATCTCTGGCCGCAGCGGCACCAGCTCGTGGCTGCCGACAAAGCCCGGAATGGCATCATCGCCGTACATGTCCCAGGAGTGGATGGATTCCGCCAGCGACTTGGCGTTCTTGCGGCTGGCAATGGCCGATGCGTCGTCCTGGTCGAGGTCTTCCATCTCCTCGGCGGTCAACTCCGTCTGCTTGGTGTTGACCTTGTTGACGAAGTACTCGATGGTGACCACGCCGACCATGCGGCCCTTGTCCGGCTCATAGATGGAGACCCGGCGCTTGGTGGGCTTGTCCTGTGGTGCCGCTTCGGCCAGCACGAAGCCGCCGGTCGGTGCGCCACGAAACTCAACTACCTTCTCGTCGTCCAACGGAACCCTCCATATGGAGCGGGGCTACCCGCATGATAGTGCAGATAGCCCCAATAGTGCGCGTGCGTTTACTAGGCCGTCGGAGTCAGGGTGGACATTTTATTCGTCAGCCTGATAGCCAACACATTGGAGCTGGTCGGGTCGAGGCTCAGCGCCCCGGTCAACTCGCGGGTATCGACCTCCTGCGTGTTCTCGCTCTCCCCGATGTCGGAGTACACGACGCAGGCATCAATTTGCAGCAGGAACTTGTTCGCCCCGGAGATGGTCGGCCCGGTCCACTTCTGGCGGATGAAGGACGGTGTGCCGGCAATGAGCTTGGCAATCTCCGCGTCCAGCACGGCGTTGGAGGCCAGCGTCATCCCCATCGTGTGGTCCTGCTCGCCCACGTCAATCACGCCGTCTGAGGTAAACGCGCTGTTGATGGGGGTCACGCGGCTCATGCGCTCCCCAATCTCGACGCTCATGCCCAGGCAGTCCAGCAACTGGCTGGTGCCGAGACCGGCCCAGGTCGTGTCGATGTAGGCGTCACCGGTGATGGCGCCCGCCACCACCTGCGGCACGTCGTAGACCACATCGTCGCCCGGCGTGGTCTCGGCAATCGCGTAGGAGCCGCCGCCCACCAGGTCGGTGGAATCGACCACCATCAGCGCGACATCTTCCCCGGCGTAGTAGCCACCAAAGGTGAAGATGACGTCCGAGGTACCAGCGGGGCCACCGGTGACCACCACGTCGCCCGATTCGATGCCGTAGATGGCATTCAACGCCGCCAGGATGGCCGCCGCGTTGGCGTCATACGCGATGTCGCCAGTCGTCTCACCGTTGAAGGTGATGGTGAACGTCCCGCTGGAGACGGTGCCGGTCTTGCTGAGGGTCTGCACCTCGTTGACCAGACCGCCCATCGTCTGCCCCTGCGTCGGGGTCTTGGCAAATCCATCGCCGGAGACATCGAAGCCGTCCGGGCGAGCGCCTGAGATAGACAGCGAGTTGGAGATGTAGCCCATCGCCTTCTCGGCCCGCTTGGCGAAGCCGGAGAACGCCTCGAAACTAACCGGGCGGTTCGGCTTGCGGCCCTTCCAGGCCCAGTCCCACTGATACGCCGCCGGCGAGCCACCCAGGGAGGTCAGCGTCGGCTGGCCGAACGCGCCGGAGAGAATGAACAGCAGCGCGTTGAAGTCCAGCCGACCGGAGATAGAGGCGACGGCGAACAGGTCGTCCACCGTGACGCCCGACTGCACCATCAGGCCCGGCACGCGCACCGGGTTGGTGACGACGCTCGGGCTAATCATCATCGAGAGGCCATTGAGGCGCAGGTAATCGCCGCTGCCGGCAACGCCGTAGGACGCCTCACGCCGCAAGCGGGTCTCTCGGGCTTGCTGAGGATATCGTTCAGACATGAGACTCACGCTCCTTTGATTGCAACGCCATCGGCGCTATTGACGCTATGCGTCCTACGCTGCCTGTTGCAGCGCCATCGTGTACGTCTCTCGCAGCGGGGCCCAGGTGCCCGCTGGCGCGACTTCCAACTCGACAATGTCCGGGCCGGCGTAGTCCACGTAGATGTCCCACACCCGCGAGCCATCGATGTAGCGATGGGTCTTGCCGCGGAGACTTGTGCCAATCAGCACGCCCATCACCGCCTGCATCAGCGGCTCCAGCGCCTGCTGGCTGTAGCTGGGCTCCCACGCCGTGAAGGCCCAGCGCATGGACACCATGCCGATGGCGCTGCCCGAGGGCTTGCTCACCTGCACACTGCCGTAGTCCTGATGGGTCAGGTGGCGGGTGCTGACACCCGAGGGCGAGACATTCGGGTAGATGCGCCCGGAGCCGCCAATCGCCGTCTGCACTGCGCTATCCGCCGCCAAGGTGGAGGCAACAAAGCGCTGTAGGACAGTGAGGGTGGCGAAAGGCGCGTTCACTTCATCTCACTCGCAATACCGTCTGCCAGGGCATTGACGATGGCGGGCGTGCCGGCTTCGATGGCGTCCGTCATGAACCGGCGCGGAGCACGTCCCCTCGCCCCGTTGTGGACGTACACGGCGTAATCCACGTCACCGCCACCCGCCGTCAGCGTCAGGCTCGTGTCGTCTGACATCGCCGTCTCGCTGTTGCGCAGGGCGGATGTGTCGACCGGCGTCCTGCGCTTCATGTCGAACAACAACGGACCCTTGGCGCTGGCAAAGCCCTTCGCCACCCCCCGCTTTGCCGCGGCAGGCATCTGGGGCAACCGGTTCGACTTCACCGTGACTTTCACCGCAATCACGATTAGTCGGCCTTCTTGGCCGCTGGCTTGGCCGGGGCCTTGGTGGTGGTCGTGGTCGGCGTGTCCTCAACCGGTGCCGCGGCCTTGGGCTGCTTGCCCTTGTACGGCTCCCGGCTCACGAACTCCCCGTTGTCGTCCAGATTGACCACCGTCATGATGCGGGCCTCGGGATAGAGCTGGCGAATCTCTTCGGGTGTCTTGTCGCTGCCAAAGGCGCGGCCATCGGGTAGCGCAAACTCGTAACGTTCGGCCATTGCGTACTCCTAACTCTCTGCCGCTTTGACGAGGACTTTCAACTCAAAGCCATGGCTCACCGCATCCCGGTCAGCCACGACGTAGAGGGTGCGCCCGTTGACCACGATGCGGTCCTCGTTGCGCACATCCGTATCGGGCGGCATGCTGATTTCGTAATCCACCAGCGGCACCACGCGGCCACCGCTGATGGCTTCCACCGGGGCACGACCTGGCGCGGTGACCTTGCAGGCCACCGTCGCCGCCGTGGTGTACCCGCTGATGGGCGCGCCCCCCGCATCCGTGCCCGTTGTGGGCCGCTGAATGACGCAACTGTCATCCCGCATGCGCGTGAGCAACCGATTGACGGTCGCCGCCGCGCCTGTGGGTATCAGCGGATTGGGAGTGATGCTCACGTCCCCACCTCGCACAGGTCATCGAGGTAGTTCAGGTCGATGTAGTTGAATGGGTCAGCGCCTTCAGCCGGCACCACCCCCAGCGTGAGGAATCGCTCCATAACCGCCGCCTTCGCCTCGTCCAGGTCCTTCTCCGCTGCCGCACGCAACTGCGAGAGCTTGAAGGAATCCCCGCCCGTGCTGATATCGAAGGAGGTTGCCCCGAGGTCGCGCTTGATTTGCTGCATGGCGCGGTAGGCGACCTGGACCCGGAGGTCTTCGTCCGCCTCCTCGCCATCGGTGGTTGCCGTAGCGAGGTCTGCCGCCAGCACACCGAGGGCGCGGAAGGCGTCGTCAATGACCGACGCCAGGTCGCCCGATGTGTCAGTCGCGTCACGAGTCACGGCCAGCAAATACTGTCCGTACCGCTCTCCGACATAGGTGGCCGCCGCTGCCCGGTCCATTAGCTGCGACCCCGGCGCGGAGCCGCATCCGGCTCGGGTTCCGGCTTAGGCTCCGCCTTGGGTGCGGGCTTCTCCTTCGCTGGGATTGCCGCCAGCACCGACTCGGCGAAGTCGGCAAACCGCTCCACCTCAACGATGGGCTGCAACTCCGAGTCGTGCATGCGCTTCGACTCGTCCGGGACCGGGATATCGAGGCGCTTGCTGAGGGCGGCCAGCGCGGCCGCGAGTCGCTCGCGTGCCGCCTGGTTCCGTACTGCTCTCGCTGCCAAACTCGCCATGATTCACCTCCGCTATCGTCAATAGCGCGTGTATCGCTCTATTGACTACGGCATCGGAGCGGTGTATCCGGTCGGCGTGGCGTAGGTGCCGTTGCCAATGCGGGCAACGTAGGCACCGACACGGTTGTATGTCCCGAACCCGGCCCGTCGGAGCCACTGGCTCTCCAGGAAGGGATGGTCGGAGCGCTCGGCCACGCGCTTGAAGCCCTGCAACTCTGGCTCGGGGTCCTGGCGCATCCGCAAGGGCTTCACGCCCTGCGTGGTCACGCCGATGGCGTACGTGGACGGGAGTGACTTCCACTCCACCACCCAGGCCCCGGACGCCGCTTCATAGCCGAGCAGTTCGCCCGGTACGGCTGCGCCCAGGTCGCCCACCAGTTCCGCGGTGCCGGAACCGAGGCGGATATTCGGGTCGCTCTTCTCGTAGAACGTATCGAGGTCCAGCACACTGGCCTTGAGGTCGGTGGCAATCAGCGCAATGACCTCGCCGCCGTTCTCCGGGTGCTCGACCAGGTCGTCGTACATCCGAATCAGCGCGTTGTCGGCGCCGTCGTTGATGGCGTTGGCCTCACCGATGAGGTGAGTGTCGGTCGCCATCGTGTCGGCGCCAGACAGAATCTGGAAGGTCTCAGCCCCACCGTCCGCCAGGTTCTCAATGGCGAGCGAGCCGAACTCTTCATCCTCAAAGGTCCACGCGGCACTGGTCGTCAGCGCGGCGACGACGTGGTCACGCATCCAGCGCATGTCCGCGTCCAGCATGGACAAGGTAATGCGGTTGGCATCGCCCACCGTCATCTTGGCGCGGGTCACGTAGTTCGCGCCCCATGCCGAGCCGGCGGACTGGATGGGGTACGCCACATCGTAGTACCCGGCAATCTTCACCGGGCGAGCGCGGCCGTTGTCATCCAGCGGCTGCAAGCGATGCGCGTTCGTCTGCATAAACCGGCTCTTGTAGCCGGTGGTCGGCTCCACAAACAGGCTGAGGATGGCATCCATCTGCCGGTTGTGCTCATCCACCGATGCCTGGATGGCGGTGTCCACCACGTCAACCATGCTCTCGGCGACGCGCTGGGAGAAAACGTCCTTGAGTTCCAAGAATCCATACGCCACGGCATTAGCCATGTTTGTGCTCCTTTACCGCTACGCGGACTAGGACGTGGTGTCCACGAAGGCGAGCGCGTCAGAGACGAGCACGTCGAGGATTTTGTCGTAGGTCGTGCCCGTCACGGTCGCCGTCGCGGGAATCACCCGGCCGACCACCAGGGTCGTAGTGCCAACCACAGTGGACAGGCGCGCATCGGTGTCGGAGACATAGACCGTCGCGCCAAAGTTCATGGCGGCCAGGTCGAACCCGTCGAGCACGCCAACGGCGACCGCGGTCACGGGCCAGCCGGCCGGAATGGCCTTCTTGCCGGTCGCAATGCCGTAGATGCGGTTCTCCGTGGTCGAGGAGGCGTTGCCGTTCATGAACTTGCCGGTGCTGGTGTCAAAGCGTACCGGAGCACCTGGGGTAATGGCCTCACCGGCCGGCGCCGTGAGCTGCTTGGTGGATTCCACGATTGAGACCGTGTTGGCGGTCACGAGTGCGATTTCATTCGCCATCGTTCAACTCCATTCCGTGACCGCCTGGCGGTCAGAAATTGCGATAAATCGGAGCCTGCGCCTTGCGCGCATCCTCGTTGGTGGGCTTGCTGGTCCCGGTCGCCTTCGGGTCGCGGCCATGCGCGGCCTTGGTGGCGTCGGTCGGGTGCAGCTTGGCCTGCAGGGCCTTGCCCTTGGGCAACCAGTTGACCTTGGCGAGCGTGTCGTCCTCGTCGCCGGGGAAGTACTCTTTGACGTCATCCGCCAGAGCGTCCCAATCGGCCTTGAGGACCGCATCCACCGCCGCCTGGTACTGGTCCACCTGCGCTTGCAGGGCTGACTGCGCGTCCTTGGCGGTCTGCAGGTCGGTCTTGAGCGTGGACTCGACCTTCTCGAAGTCGCCGGCCTTCTTGGCTTCCTCGGCCTCTCGGTCCTTGCGTGCCTGTTCGGCTACCGCATCGGCCTCGGCCTTGGCATCGGCTCGCGCCTTGTCAGCGGCGAGCTTTCGCTCCTTCGCCAGAAGGCGTCCCAGTTCGCGCTGCTGCTCAGCCGTAAACGTGACCTTCTCGCCGCCACCGTCCTGTTCGCCGGACTCCGCGTTCTTGGCAGTCGTGTCAGTCTTCGTCTCGGTGCTCTCAGCGCCGCCCGCGCCCTGCTCGCCGTCAAACATGTCGCGCATCTCCACCCGGACTTGACGGCTCCGGTTGCCGACATAGCAAAAGCCCACTCCTTCCGGGCAGGCGCTTGTGCGTGCGACCCAGGAATGAGCGGGCAGGCCCTCAGATGAGGGGGCGACCCTTATGGGTTTACAGGCGGCATCATATCACGAATAACGCATATGACGTTACGGCGATGTCAAGAACGCTTTGCAATGATGGGCATACCTGCCTCCTCAGGCGTCTTGCTACTCTTTCTTGCGTTGCACGTGCGGCAGGCTGGCACGATGTTTCGTGCACTGTGTTCGCCTCCACGGGATATTGGAATAACATGTTCCTGCTCGAGTGGGACGTCTGCTGCCTGGCAATAAGCACATTGATGCCCAAACGACTCGAGGATTGCATACCACTCGTCGCGAGTGAACTGACACGTAGACCCCTGCTTCTTGCGTGCGTGCCTCTTCATGGTCGCAAGGCGTCGGGAGACGATGTAATCAGGATTGTTCTTCGCCCGCTGATGATATTCACGCTTTGAGCGTCTGTGTCTATCCACCCACTCTGGATTTTGCCAACTCTTCTTTCGAACTTCAGATTGGTAGCGATTCTGCTTCTCTCGAGACTCGGGAGTTGCGCGGAGCCTACGGTGATAGCTCCGACAGTGCTCTCGCATTCGCTCGACTTTTTCGGGAGAGCTTGCGCGGCGAAGAGTGGACCATTCCCGCTGATACTCCCGGTTGCACTCTCGGCACCAACTCGAGAGACCATCGCTTGCATCGCGTTTTGGCTGAAACGCTAACGCTTCTTTTTCTTGGTGGCACATAGCGCATATCTTGGTGGATGGTACTAACTGGGGCATCACGGCCTTGGCGCGCCGTTCTTTCCCATAAGCGCTTTCACATCCTTTACACCATGTTTTCTTGCCACCCGTGTAGCGCACATCATCTCTGTAGCAATCAAAGGACTTTAGCTCGTGACAGCGCGTACAAACCTTGGATTCCATCGGTTCTCCATATTCAAGGACAAGCCCTACGACAAATTATACTTCTTTTCTATGTACTGAAGAATTAGCTTTAGCGCCCTTCGCAGCACAATCATGAACTCGCGCAGGTCGTCATGCTGCTCAACCATCGCGCCGTTCATTCTGCTCAGCACCCAACCTCCCGCGTAACGCTTGGTCTTCTAGCTGCCGAAGCGCAAGATGCAGCATTCCACTACGCTCTTTGATTCCCTCGCGTTCCCACCTATGCAAACTGATACGTGTCACGTCGAGCAACTCTGCTAGCTGCGCCACGCTCAGTCCCAAAGCCTCGCGTCTGCGCTTTAGCTCTTTTCCATCCATATCTCCATGATACAACTGCGTCGCCAAGACTGGCAATATCTGCCTCATCTTATTGACATGAATGTATCCTAGTGATACACTACGAAGGTAGTCAGGGGATGGCCCTAGACACAAGCAGGAGGACACGACGATGACCACCCACGCAGCCGCCGCCAAGCAGATTCGCCAGGAACTCAAGGCCGCGTTTCCAAACGTCCAGTTCAGCATCAAGAGTGAATCCTTCTCCATGGGCGAGTCGGTCACCATCCGCTGGAGCGAAGGCCCGGAAGCTGCCGATGTCGCCAACCTGACCGCCAAGTACCAGTACGGGCAGTTCGATGCCACGACCGACTACTTCAGCCGCGACAACGCTCGCACCGACATCCCGCAGGTCATGTTCGTGAAGACTCGACGGATGGCCGCGTAACCGTCGATGCAGCATCCCGTCGCTCCCTCGGCGTGACCCTGTACACGAAGCATCGGCATCGGGGGTGGCTTGGGATGGGCGGCACTTGGTCTGGCGGATACACGCCCCGACCATAACCCAGGTCGGCCTTAGCCTTATCATCACAGGCATCACTTCCTGAATGTCCGGCAGAAAGATTCCACTTGAGATATGCCTCATCACGCAGCGCAGCGCGAATCATCGCCTCGCTGTGCGCTCGTGTTGTCTCAGTCAACATCACCGTTCGAGCGTGGGCGGAAGCCATCCCTGCCTTTCCCGGCCAGTGCTGAATCGCGCCCATTCTTTCCGTATGCAGCAGTTTGCCGTTCACGTCTCGATACTGAGAGAACCAGGGCGACCAGTAGCTTTTAACGTTCCGCGCAATCGTGCTCGCCGCCATCTTCCCCACAATGCCCACGAGCAACAGCGCCCCGGTCTGGTCCAACACCGTCTCTCTGTCGGTTCTCAGCGCCCGCGTGACGGTCAGCACCTCGTCCATCTGCTCCGTGATGGGCACTGGCACCGGCTCCACATCCACCTGCGCCGCGTCTCGTGCCGCTTGCACTGAGGCCAGGACGACCGGCAGGAGTTGCCGGCGTGTCTCATCGAGCAGCCTGCCCACCTCAGCCAGGATGAGTGCACGTGCCGGCAGGGCCAGGCGCAGGATGCCGTGCTGGTCCGGGGTGGCGTAGCGCATGACCACGGCGGCGATAGCGATGGAGAGCGGGCTGTAGATTTTATCAATCTGAAGATGCGAGCGGTATTGAATTTCCCCAAGCAATTTTCCCTGCGATACCATCACAATACCGCCATTTCTGCTAAAATAGATGAACCGGGCGGCGCTGCAAACGCCCCCGGTCGTGACACCCACCGACCTACGAAGGAGGTCAGCAAATGCCCCAGAACAATACTCTCTTTGGCCTGTGTCAGTGTGGATGCGGCACCCTTGCCCCCATCGCTACGAAGACCCAGACGAAACGTGGTCATGTAATAGGTCAGCCGGTGCCGTTTGCGTACGGACACAAACCGGTGCAGTCCCACCTGGCTTGCCAGGTCTGCAAGCAACTCCTGCCGCGTTTTGCGTTTTCGCCATGCATCCTCAAGAGTGGGCGCAGGGCGGGCCAACTGAATGGTCTCAATAACACCTGCGATGCCTGTATCGCCGCTGGAGAAGAAAGCAGAAGGCGAAAGGCGCAACAGCCTGGACCAAACCCTTCGGGTCTCTGCCAGTGTGGCTGTGGGCAATTGGCACCCATTGCTTACAAAACCAATGCGAAGTTGGGTTGGGTGAAGGGCCAGCCGGTACGATTCATCCGAGAACATGTCGCTCGCGCTCATATGAAGCCAACGCCGCATCACATCGACCCGGCAAAGTTCACGGTTGACCCCAGCACGGGGTGTTGGAACTGGAACAAAGCCAAGAACGCCAATGGCTATGGCATCCTCGGAAGCAAGGGAAGCAGCGGTCTTGCTCATCGCGTGTATTACGAACTGGCGAAAGGCCCCATTCCTGACAACAAGCCTCTGGACCATCTCTGTCGCAATCGCGCTTGTGTAAACCCGGACCATTTGGAGGCGGTGACCTTCTCGACAAACTCCCGCCGTGGTGCAAGGGCAAGGCTCTCGATGGAAAAGGCGAGGGCCATCAGAGCGCTGCGTGGTGCAATGCCGGCCTCTCAGGTTGCACGTTTGTATGGCGTTACGGATACAAACATCTACGCCATCTGGCACAACCGCACTTGGCGTGAGTAGGGCCTTGTGCCCGTCGAGCTGAACTTGGGCGAGACGTTGGCCCGTGGCGTTCACACCTGCTCCGGTCGCATGTCATCGAGCCAGAGGTCAGCCATATAGACCCACAACTCCGGCCCTGTCTCGCGAATCCACTCCGCCACGAACTCCACAATAAGCGGCCAGTACTTCATGACCTCATCGCGGTCAGACTGCTTGCTGTGCTCGGGGAGTTCTGCGTAGGGCGTGGCAATCAGACGGTTCCAATGTGCCACCTTATCAGGAGGGATGACGAGGTTGCCGCTATCGAGGACGCCTTCTTCCTCGCACACATCTTCGTGGACATACCGCTGCCAAGAGCTCCAGCGCTGGTGTTCGATGTCCGCAAGTGCCTCGATGAGTTCATCCTTGGTCACGAGTGCACCCCCAGCGCGTCCTACACGAACGCGGTGTAGTCCATCGCCCGCCCGCTGACCAGCACCCATGCGGCATCGTCCCGGACGAACTGGTAGATGTTGAGGTAGTTCGCGGTGGTCGTCGGCGTGAACCCGCCCGTGGCGTACTCGCTGCCCCAGGTCACGGTGCGTCCACCTGAGCCGTCTTGAAGGACCATGATGATGAGCTCGTGCCCCACGGCCCAGTTTGCCGCCGCGACGTTGTTGATGGTGATGTTGTTCGTCAGCGGCCCTATCAGCATCTTCCGGCCCAGCGTCGGGTCCGGTGTGCGGCTCGCCGAGTAACTGATGGCCTGGTTTCCGTCATAGTTGTTGATGCGAATGTCGGTGGCCCAGTGCCACCCGTTCTGGATGTGCCCGGTCTGGTTATTCGCGCTATAGATGATGGCCTTCAGGTTCTCGGCGCCGTTCGCCATGCCGATGGCGTACCGCTGGTCCTGGGTGTTGCTGACCCGGCCAAACGCGGAACCCTCAATCTTGATGTCACTGGCGGCGTCGATGTAGTACCCACAGCCGCCTTGATTCGCCGCACTGTAGTTGCCGGCGTTGTTGCCTTCGCTGATGTGCGTCTCGACGCGCACGTCGTGGAACCCATCGAAGAAGACGCCGTGCGCGTTGTTGTCCTGCGTCTCACAGTTGCTCATGACGCAGTGCTGCCCGCCGAGCGAACCGTCGAACCAGATACCGTGCCCGTCCGCAGCGGTGATGGCTCCCGACCAGAACGTCTTGCAGTTGTTCAGCCGGTTATTGCTGCCGCGCACGACAATGCCCGCACTGCCAACGCCACCGGCCTCCAGGCCATCGTAGATGCTGTCGACGGCGTCGATGACGTAGCCGTGCCGGCCGGAGTCACGCACCCGCATGTTGCGCACAATGGCTTGCCCGCGCCCCTCAAGCCACACACCATCGAGGTCTGCATCGAAGATTTCCACATCGCTGATGGTGTAGATGCCGTCGGAGTATTCCTGCCCACCTGGTGTGTCGGGGGTGTCCAGGTGCAGGCCGTAGTCCGCGTCGGTGGCGTCAATCGCCAGATTGCGCAGCCCGAATCGGCGGTCTCCATCGGCGGAGTTCTGCACGACGGCCTCACCCGCGGCCAGCCCACCGTTGACGAGGATGGTCCCCGGCCCCTCGCCCTCAAGCACCACATGCTGCTTGAGGAGGATGGGGGTGTCAACGTTGTACGTGCCGGACGGCAGGATGACGCGACCGCCGCCCGTGCGAGCGCCAATCGTGCCCGCAACGCCCGCAATGAGGCTGTTGATGGTCGCAGCGCTGGCGCCAGCGGTGGTGATGACGAGCGGGCTGGGGCCAGCCGGACCAACGGGACCTCTCTTGCCGGCAAGACGAATAGCCATCAGACGCTCGCTTTCCCGTGGTCAATGAATTCCACGTTGCCATAGGTGATGCGAAGCTGGAGGTGGTAGTAGCCATCAGAACGGCAGGGGCAGGTCATGAGCTGACGATAGCCATCCTCTTCGGGCTCATCGCGGACGCCCTCCGCAATCCACCCATGCGACCCGGAGACGCCAGCAAAGGCCCAGAGGTGCTTCGACCCGTTGAACAGCACGTCGTGGCGAGCTGGGTCATGCCGGCTATCCACCTCCGCACCGAAGCGGTCCTGCCATCCCTCGCCTGCACAGGCTTCGCAGAACATGTAGCCCTCAGGCGGGAACTGCTCCTGCGCTTCTGCGGCCTTCGCAGCGAGCGATGCCGTCGCCAGCAGCCCGGCTACTCCGAATAACCCGCGTCGCGATAAGGTGCCCATCGCTACTCCCCTATCCGGCTGAAGATGCTGTCCATCCAGCCCGCGTGGAACTGGAGCGTCATCTCGTACGCCTGGCTCTTCTTGAAGCCGGCCTTCTTCAGTTCTTCGTAGTGCAGGTGCAGCATCTTGGCCGCAGCCTCTATCCCGCTCTGAACCTGGTCCATCTCGTGCACCTGCTTCGTGTCGAGGAGCCGCACGTAGTCCATGTGGTCGTTATCGCTGGGCATAGTGACGACCTCTCGATTCCACTTGCAGCCACAGTTCGGGCAACAGCGGTCGTATCTCGTAAAGTCTCCTGGAGTGGGCGCGTAGTTATGGATTTGGGGTGAGCCACAATCGGGGCACGCCTCGGCGAGCTTAGGCATTGGTGGCTCCTTGCTTATGCGGCGGCTTCATGCGGCATCCATGCGGCTCCGCCATAGCGCCTTCTCTGTGTCAGGACGCTTTGAACAAGCTTGGAGATGCCCTCTTCGATACTGTCCGCCGGCGCTGTGATGCTGTAGGTAGCGTCGTCACCACAGTCCCAAGCGTTTTCGCCCTTGCCAGGATGTGGAATGCCATTTGGTACATCTAGATTGATGCGAGTCAGACGTGTAGCTGGCCAACCAAAGCGTTGCCGTGTCCACGTGGCAAGTTCCAGCTTTGCCACGCCCGGATATGCACCCTCTGGCATCGGCACGAGTACCTGGCGTTCTTCCAACACCTCATTGCGGTACTGGTTCTTGCCGAGAAACCAGTCATCGACGTGAAAACTGCCACGGCGCCACTTCGGGTCGCTGCGCTTCCACTCGTTCGTGTTCTGCCACACGTACCACCAGAGCGCCTTGTCGTGAATGGTTAGGCTCAGTTCGCGCTCACGGTCCCAGGCACGGTCTGTTTTGCACAGCAGGCTCGTCAGTTTCTCTGTGAGCGGGGAATCCATACCCAGGTACACGCCAGTGCCCAGCACCACAGCGTGCATCTCCAGTTCCGTAGCGCCATCTCCACCACCCAGCGAGATGCCCAGGCGCGTGCTCGTGCGCTGACGCACCACCCACTGGATTCGCGTCTCGATGGTGTTGTTGTCCTTGCCATCTTCGCTGACACGCAAATTCAGCCAGGCGCGGCCATTGCGCCAGCCCTTGCCCTTCACGCGGCCCTGGCGGTCCTCATCCAGGTTCTGCCAGTGCCAGTACGCACGGTCACCCATAATGCGATGTCGCCTGCCCATACTCGTTATCCTGCTCCTTGCTCGTTTGGCTGCGGCTGCGTCGCTCCCGGTTCCGCTTCCTGGTCGGCCTCTTCCTGGGCACCGGCTCCTGCCACGCTAAACGCTGATGCCATCTCCTGCCGCCGCTGCTCCTGCTCCCCGACCATCCGTGCAATCTCCTCCTCCGGGATGCCTGCCTGCGCCATTAGCCACGGGTCGCCCGTCTCGATAATCTGGCCCAGCAGAATCAAGCGCGTGGCCTTCTCATCCGGGGCTTCGACAAAGAGCGGTCGCGGCCCGATGCTGCACTCCAAGAGTCCCTGGCCGTAGCTATCGAGGGTGTATTGCCTGAACGGGTCGTAGCGGTCAGAGCGGGCCTTCACGAGCTCTGCCGGGTAGTGCCCCTTGCTGAGCCGATACCCCATCATGGTCGTGCCCATCTGGAGTAGTTTGACCGTCTGCGGGTCCATGTTGGCCTGCACGCTCTCCACGAGGCCCAGGATGGTGAACAGGGCGCGCTCGACTCCTGGCGCGGTCAGTTGCGTCATCTGCAGCAGTTCTTGACCGACACGCGCCTCTGGGTTTTCGGCGGTGATGCTGTCCTGCACGAACTTGAGGGCTTCCAGCGTCTGCCCGAGGTCCGTATCGACGGTGACGAACTCGCCGGCCTCGTTCATTTGGATAAGGTTCAGCGTCTCGGCCTGAGCGCGCCGCGCCTCTTCCACTTCCGCCGCGGTGTCCAGCGTGCCACTGAGCGCGCTGCTGCCCATCCTGACGGTCGTGCCGGGCCGGCCCACGGTTGCGCCCTTGATGCCGACCGGTGCCGCAAAGCGCTTCTGCAAGTGGTCCATCGCATGCGACAGCACGCTGTTCAGTTGCATCGACTGCTGGAGCGTCTTGTCCAGCGCGGAGATACCGCGGTCATCGCCGGCCACAATCTCGTGCCGGTCCCACACCGCCGGGACAAAGCCGAACAGGTTGGGGATGACTGGACCCTCGTCGGTGTACGCGAATGGCTTGTCATTCTTGAAGTAGCGATAGGCGTCGGCATCGACTTCCTTGCGGAACGTGTAGGAATCGTCCTTGATGACCCGCCCGTACGCCTCACTCTTCTCCTGCTGGACCTCGTACTCCAAGGTATAGGCTTTGATGTTGCCCACGCTGTCCAACTCAAGATGCTTGACATACTTCGGGTTCACCGTGTTTGGCATCACGTTGCCGCGGTCCAGGTCCTCCACCAGTTCCGTCAGGCAGTCGCCCAGAATCGCCGCCATCTTCGGGCGCAGGCTCTTGTACTGGCTGAACTGCCACTGGTTCATGAGCATGGAGAATGCCGTGATGATGGCGTCATCGGTCGTCTGCTGCCTGGTATCCGGGTCGAGCGGGATGGCACCGCGGTTCCCATCGGGCAGCGGTTGGCCGTCCTTGCTCAACTGGCCGGGATAGACGAACTGGGTGTAGACGTTGACGACGGCGCTGGCCTGTCGCCACAACTGCATCGTGTTCTTGTAGAGGGCTGGGTCGCACACCGCATCGCGGCGCATCCGAGGGTCGTTCTGCCACTGCCCGAGCCACCACAGCCACAGCAGGTCGTAGTGGCTGTTGCGTGCGGTGAGGCTATTGCTGCCCGTGAGCGAGCCGTTGAAGGCCGCGAGACCTGCGCTCATACCCGACCTCAGCCTTTGGAGCAGTGACGCTGGCATGTCGCTCGTCTCACGATGGGCGCTCCTTGAGTGACGCAGGGCATAGCACGAATAGCACCTATAGCGTTATCAGGGGCAGTGTAGCACTCGCTCAGGACGGCGGCTCCTTCGGAAACATCACGCGCAATCCCTGATACAGCGGCCATGACTCTTCAAGCGGGACCTCATGGCCTGTGCCCCACTCTTCGACATACATGGCCTCATAGGCATCAATCCGGTCAAGGAGTTCCATCACGTCCGCAATCGGGATACAGACTTTTGGATAGCCGTCATCCGCCGTGCGCGCCTCGTCGGTCATCGCGTGCGCTCCTACCTTGGCATCGCTCCGAAAGCAAGCAGCAGCGCCGGGTCAATCTCGCCGCCGGCTCCGTCCAGGTCGAGATGCGCGACGCTATAACGAAGAGTGTCGGCTCCATGATTAAATGCATCGACGGGTTTGTCTTTGAGGGTCTGTCCACCCGCATTCTTCGCCCACACGTAGCGCGGAATCTCTTGCAACGTTGAGAGCGGCGAGTCCTGGTCTGAGCGTGCCAAATCCTCGTCCCGCTCAATCAAGGCATCCTCCAGGATGAAGATGCGCGGGCCGCTTGGGCCAGACAGTCGGTTCTGGACCGCCGTGATGCCCGGCAGGATGGCGTTATTGGCCGGCGTGGCATTCAAGCCGGCCGCGTTGAACTGCGCGATAAACGCCGGCTCAGACGGGTCGCACACCCACTCGCGAATGTCCAGCTCGTTACTCAACTCAATGGCGCGCGGAATCCACCAACCCTCAACCGGCTTGCGGGTCATGTACCACTCGCGGTCCAAGAACATGCGGCCGTCGTAGTCCACTGCCCAGGCTTGCAAAACCCCAGGGTTCGTATACCCCCAGTCAACAGCGCCGAAGTGCCATGCCTGAGACAAGACATCGGCGTAGTCTTCACGCTTGACGACATGCACCTCGTCCCGCCAGCCATCGTAGACCTGGCCTTCCGCAGCAACCCACTT